TTCTTCTTCTCCATAGTCATAGGAGTTCCAAATGCCCACATACCGCGACCTGGTGGGGTCCACTTTAATTCAAACATTCTTTGAAATGCTTCTTGTGCAGACTTCTGTGCCTTGTAGTCATTCCAAGGTAAACGGTTTTCTTTAGCATGATTTTTTTGAACTGAGTACATACCTTCAATTACACGACGACAAACTTCGTGCCATCTTTCTTTGGTTCCATCTTCCTTCATACGAGAATATGTACGAATAAAAGTAATTTCTCCAAGTGAATTTTCTGCTGCATCCTTAAACCCAAATGGGCTTACTTGGTTCTTGTACTTTTCTACAAAATCTTCTGGAAGTTTAAAACTAAAAAAATCTGACATGTGTATCGTCCTTTCAAAAACGGAATAGTCTTAAGTATAGCAGAGTTTTTAAAAAAGCAAAACTCTCCCCTAAAGTTATAGTTTATAGTTATTTTTATAAAGTTTGCCAGTGCAAATAATCTCTATATTCTCCGTGTCCAATAACTCTTGAATCAACCCACCAGTCTTCGTGAAAAGATCTGTGAACTAATGAGTATCCTAAAGAATCTAAAATCTCTCTTTGTGCATCTCTAATTGAATCATTTCTCCAATACATGTTTGCATCGTGCTCAAAAGTAATTAAAGTAAATCTGTATGTGTTTAATGGCACTGCTATTAATCCTTGAAGTGTCCAATGACTATTTCCAACTGGCCTGCCGTGATTATCATAACCAGCATCTATATCTAACTGCAAGTAATCAATCTGTTTTGGAAAGTTGTTTTTTTCAAAATAGTCTATATAGTTAAAAGCAAGAGCATCACCCATACAAGGGTTTTTTCTATTTGCATTAAACTCATTCCTCATAGAGTCAACTATTTCAAATGATACTCCAGTCCAGTCATACTCTTGCTCTAACGAGAAAGTGTTGTTACCATTGCTATAGTGAGCAGCACCTAACTCTACATAATATCCATTTTTCTTTTTATTTAAAATGTCAATTACGAACTGCTCTTGCTGTGTAATATTATGCATTATTTAAACAACTCTCTTTTTAGTATAGTCGGAGACTCTTCTGTTCCACGTACAAAAACAGTAGAGAAGTATCTTATTGTATCATCTAAGACTGGCAATGAGCCATGGACTATATGCCCTCCGTGTATATATAGTGCATTTGCTTTTGGCTTAATTGTAATTTTTAGATCTGGATAATCTAATTCCCCGCCCAAATAGTCATTATTATAATACAAACAAAAACCATACCCTATGTAGTATGGCAGATCTGGGATCCACTGATCTGCGTGATGTTTAATAAAGTCTCCTTTTTTATACCTTTGCAAATGTGTTTTTTCAGGATAATAAGAATAAGACTCAAAAAGGTTTCTCATCTTATCATTTATCAAATCAAAAACATTCTTTGATTTAAAGTATAAATTTTTACCATACCAAAAATCTGGAGTATTGTTTTCCTTCTTGGCTGCTTCATCAAACCAATCTTGTTCTGGAGTATTATTAATTATAGTGTAGACATCAGCAAGTTCTTGCTCTGTTAAAAAATCTTCTATTTCATATACATCGTCGTAGAGTTTGTTTATTTTCATATATCCTCAAATCATTTACCACTAAGTATGTGATTTACTTCTATGTGGTTTATATTTACATGGCTTGGCAATTCAGAAACCCATCTTATACACTCTGCCATATCTTCTGCTGTTAATGCATCATTCTTTTTTTCTTCTTGTGTGTCTATGGTCCCTGGACAAATCTCAGTAATCTTAATTCTATATTCTGGGAATTCTAACCTCATAGTGTCTACTAATGCCATCATACCTCTTTTAGCATTTGTATAATTTCCACCTGACCTGTATGCAAATTTACCACCTAAAGAACTAATAAAAATTATTGTAGGCGACTTTGATTTTTTCATAGATGGAACAAAAAGTTGAGAAAGATACATTGGCCCAGAAACATTAATATCGTAAGCCCTTCTAAAGTTATCCATTGTTTCATTTATAATATGCGTTGGACCTGAACCGCCACCAGCATTATTAACGAGAAGGTCTAGTGTTATATCACTATATTTTTCGTAAAACCTTTTAATTTCATCAGCACTTGTTATATCTAATCTATAGACTTCAACATTATCAGAAACTAGATTAATAACTTTAGACAAATCTCTTGAAACAGCAATAACTTTGTATCCATTTTCAGATAAAAGTTTTACAGTAGCATAGCCAACTCCTTTGCTTGCACCTGTAACAATTGCTGTTTTCATTTACATATCCTGTGACTTATTAAGATCCATTTCATTATGAATCCAATGTGCGGGAACCATATATTTAAATCCAGACTTTACAATATGTGCTGTATGAAAATATGGTGGAAATGCTGGGAATATAATAACGCTATTTGCTTTTGGCTTTAATCCAAAATCAATTGCTTCATTTGCAACAGATATATCATAGTCTATATCTACTGCTGGGGCCGAACCTTTAGAAAATCCATCAGAACTTGTCCAACCGCCGTCATAATCTTTTAACTGAAAAGATATTTCTCCGCCTTCACAGTCATCATTTAAGTACATAACTAAAGAGTATCTTAAGGTTTTATCTCCATCTAACTGATCAAAGTGTGCGCCCATGCCTATTCCAGTATTATATTTTTTTATATTAAAAGTTGGAAAAATTCTTGGCTCGTCAAAATCTCCAATAGATGTAGCATAGTCTTTACAAACATTATAAAGTGTATTCATTAGTGAGTCATAAATATATTTACTTTTTTCTCCTACGTCTCCATCAATTTTGTTTATTGCATTAATGTCAAATGTCTTTGTTTCTCCGTAAATAAAACTTTTGTCATTAGAAGATGTCCAAGGATTCCAGACATTAACACCAAGGTCATTGGTGGAGTCTAGGGAGTCTAACTCCTTTAGAACCTCTTGAAACTTATCAAAATCTTCTATAGCATCTGTATAGTAGTAAACCTTTGGGTCTAATATTTCTCTATTCATTTATTTCTCCTTAGTATCTATTCTTTACGTAGTGATCTTTTTCTCTAACAAATCCTACAATAACGTATCTTATTGGGCCTTCTCCTACATGTCTTACTCCATGAGTATGCTTTTCATCCCCTGGGAAAAATAAAAGGTCTCCTGGTTTTGGTCTTAATGAGATATCTAAGTTTGGAAAAAAAAGTTCACCATCTACATAATCATCATTTATATATATAATTGTAGCATATTTAATCGATGGGTCAGTATGCTGATCAGTGTGTGATTTTAACTCTACTCCAGGCTGCATCCTTTGAATTGTAGCAAGACCACTTAAAATCAATGATGGATCTGACTCTGTAATAATTTTTGACAGTCTATCATAAAAAACACGATACTCTTCGTGATGCTGTATGTTTAAATTTTTATCTACCCAATTTTGTGTAATTTCAAACTTACCTTCAGCAACAAGGTTATCAACATCATCTCTGCCAAACTTTTTCATACAAAAATTTTTTAAGTTTCCCATATACTCTATTTCCCAGTCTGGCTGAGATGCTTTATCTATTGTTTCCAATACAAAAGATAAGTCATCTTTTGTAAGAAAATCTTTAATCCACAAAATTTCTTCTGTAACTTCTTCAAAAATAATGTTGCTGTTTTTAAGATTTTGTTTAAATTTTTCAATCATTTACAATATCCTCAGACCTATACTTATTTCCTTCTTTATCTAACTTCCATCCTTGCTTAAGCAACTCTTGCCATTCTGCTCTTTCAATTTCTTGCTTTGCTCTAGTTTCTTTCATCTCTGCTGCCCAAGCATCTCTTAGTTCTTGTGGGTAGTCAGACTCTTCTCTGTCATCCCAGAAAGATCCTATTGTATACCTTACTCCGCTTGTGATCAAAGATACTTCGTGCATATTGTTAAATCCACCGTCAAATACCGCAAGCATTCCTACCTGTGGTTTAATATCTATATTTTGATCTGGGAATCTTAAGAGACCGCCTTCAAAGTCATCATTTAAGTAAAGGAAGCCAGCATATCTGCTTCTTGTAAATGCTCCTGAATTTCCTTCAGCGTCTGTATTGTCTGAGTGCACTCTCGCATATGCTCCAGGCTCCCACTTTTGTGTGTGATACCCAATCTTGCAAATTGTTTTTGGATCAAGGTCGTGTACTGAGGCAATTGCTTCTGGCATTGTTTTTTCAATATCTGAAAATATAGTTGGAGGTAGTCCAGCATCAAGCAACTCTTGATCATTATCTTTTGGCAATATTGAGGAGTAAGATTCGTAGAATGAAATAGGCATCCAAGAAATTGCACCATTATCTGCTTGAGCATCTAAGGCTTGAATCATTTTTTTACAATCTTCTTTACTTATAAAATTTTCATAAACAACTATATCTTTTGTTAGTCTTTTTTTATTATTTAAATTCATGATATCCTTACTCCATTTTCTATAACTGCTCTTTGAGGATGTTCAAGTCTAAATTTTTCCTCTAACTCTGGCTGCATTTCTGCCCAAACTTCTTTACCAAATTCTTTTTCTTTTGCATACCATTCTTCGGTTCCTTTTTGATATTTTGTCCAGTACATTCTGGCTAAAAATTTATTTTTGTTATAAGATGGCATAACTGCGTGTAGATATGGCTTACCTTCTTCTGTCAGATAATCTGGGTGCCCTGATGGAAAAACTAAAAGATCTCCTGCTTCTGGCTTATATTTAACAAGTTTGTCACCCATTGCGAAGTCGATTTCTCCACCCTCATAATCATCGTTAAAGTATATTGTGCATGTTATTACAAACTTAAATCCTGGAGCAGAGCCTTGTTCTCTTATATAGTCTGAATGATATCTCATTCCATATTTTTCATGCTCCAAGGCATCTTTTTCAGTTATATGATATTTCCCTACTGTTCCACCTGTCCATTGCCATACTGGAGTAATCTTTCCCTCTTCGTCTAAAAAAGTCTCATTTAGATTTACATCAATATTTTGTCTTTTAATATAGTCTTCTGTT